ATAGCAAACTTAACCCGCAGCAAAAAAACAAAAAAGAAAAAAGAAATTTATTAAGCAAAGAATCAGTAAATGAACTACCTGAATCTGTATATACAAGTTTTGATAATTCATCCCAAGTTAACCTGCCTGATAATTTAAGTAATAACATTTTAGTTAATGACTCTTTTTCTTTTAAGCAAGGCTTTACCCTAGAGCCTGTACCGCCTGTTAGAAGAAAATGCGGTGATGCACTACTGTTAGGATCAAATAACACGCTTGTTCATTTGACGACTGAAAAGTTTAAAACAAATACTTTAAATAAAAAAGATCTAACAGGTCTTTTAGTTGAACCAAAGTTACCAGGGCGGTATCCGCTTTCACCTGCAATCGATCTTTGTGTTGGGAGAAAAAAAGCAGAACTAGAGGGATTAAAAAATGCCACAGGAAGCACAGCAAAATCAGGGGATATAGAATTAATAAAGGGCGCTAGGGGTTCTTTGCATGCTGAGCTCGAAAGTTATGAAATAGATAAACTAGGGAATCTGCTAGACAAAAATAGAGTTTTTACATCAACTGTTTCAACAGACTTGGACGCGACAAACTGCGGTGCAAGACTTTATTTAAGCAACAACTGTGCAGTTGATGAAACATTTGGATCATCGTTTAATGATTTAGACACACTAGGCGGATCAAGTCTAATAACATACGCAGATCACAACAGGATAATTGCAGATAACTCTTTAAGATTAACTAATAGGATAGGACAGTCTTTTCTTAATATGGACGTAGAGGGTAACGTCATCATTAAATCAGCAATTGAAGAGGGACAACAATTTTTAAGTTTGTCAGCTAATGGAATAACGAGAATCCAGGCAAAAAAAGGTGGAAAGATTTTACTAGGAGTGAGAAATACCGATACACCCGATAATCCGGCTGAAGGTCAAATGGAGCCTTATGTGCTAGTTTCCCAGCTAGAAGCATTTATAAATGACCTGGTTATGAAAGTACTTTCACCCGCTTTAACAGCAATTGCAACTGCAGGAACCAGTACAATACCCACAGTTTCAGCAGTTGGTGGAACTCTAGGTACCTCTCTTCCAATAATCACAACTGACCTAGAGTTGCTTAAAACGACATACACAGGCTCATTATCAAAACTAAGATCAACTAAAATATACGGAGAGAAAGAATAATATGACAATATCAGCCCTAGCAGAAAAAATTAGATTCGCATTGTCTGGTGAAGGAATCGACCCCGACACTCCTCCGGACGTGATGACTACAATAATTTCAGTACTGATTGCAAATGCAATTGCTGAATATGTTGAAAATCCAGAATAATAAACTTTAAATTAACATGACAACAAATTTAAACAAAAGAATATATATCTAATGTATAATAAGGATTGTCATGCCAAGAAAGAAATTTAGTTTTAAAAGTTCAGGAAAGTTAGTAACTGCTAGAGAGCTAACAGACAACCTAGTTGTTGTTAACCCGCCTATAGGGATAAAGACGCCTTTAGAGTTTGCCACCGGAAGATCCGGTGAAGATGTGTATAAGATGCATTTTGATGCAGCTGATCAAATCAAGGATAACTTTAGAAATCTTATACTTACTAATTTTGGTGAGAGACTAGGGAACGCTGGTCTAGGCGCAAATTTAAAAGCATTGTTATATGATGCATCAAGCTTAGAATCAATTGAGTCTGAAGCAATAAGAAGAATAACAGTTACAGCAAGTAAATATCTACCTATTATTGAAATTACAAATATAGAAATAAGATCGCTAGGTCTAGACTCAAATAGTAAAAATATTAAAACGACAAATACTTATAATGACTATCAACATGCAGGCAATTCAGCAGGTCTGTTTGGTATAGTTGTTTTTGTCAAGTATAACATACCTAGACTACAAGCATCAAATCAAGCAATAGAAGTAACACTCACAGTTGCAGGATAAACAAGAGAGGTTTTTAGATGGCAAAAAACATAAAAAAAGAAGTTAAGAGACACAAAGAAGTGTCATATCTCCAAAAAGATTTTCAGTCTTTTAGAAATCAGCTAGAATCTTTCTCGAGACAACACTATGGCGATAAGATCATAGATCTATCAGAGGGCTCACTTGCGGGAATGATGATAGATTTGGTTGCCTACGTAGGTGACAGTATGTCATTTTATATGGATCATCAGTTTAATGAATTGTCATTAGAGACTGCTGTTGAAGAATCAAATATTGAAGCTCACATTAGGCAAACAGGGATAGAAATCTCCGGGCCATCTCCGTCAATCGTAGAAGTAACAATAAGAATTAAAGTACCTGCCAAGCTCGAAGGATCCAATTATGTACCAGATCCTATATTCATTCCTGAGGTTTTAAATGAAACAATATTTTTAAGTCAAGGTGGCGTTGCATTTACTCTTTTAGACACAGTAAGCTTTTCTAAGAAAGACGAATTAGGAAATTACATCGCAGACATTGACATATTTTCTACAAATAGCGCAAATGAAGTTACTGAATTGACAATGACGACAACAGGCACTTGTACTAGTGCAAAGACACATATTCAACAGATATCAATTCCAAATACTTTTGTACCTTTTAGAAAAATAGATCTAGAAAAAACTAATGTAATAGAAATCATATCTATAATAGACTCTTCAGAAGATAACTATTACGAAGTAGAATCTTTAACACAAGACACAGTTTACGAAAGAATGGAGAATACAAGAAAAGATACAGAATTAGTGCAGCAAAGAATAAGAGTAATTCCTGCACCTAAAAGATATGTTAAGTTTAGATCTAGAACCTCTGGGATTACCACACTTAGATTTGGCTCCGGAAATGAATCGAAATTTGATGAAGATATTATTCCAGATCCTTCTGATCACGCAATAAAATTATTTGGAGATAGAAAAACATTTTCAAAAATATCAATTGATCCAAACTCCTTACTAGACACAAATACGCTAGGGATAAGTCCAAAAAATACTGTTTTGACCATAAGCTACAGACACGGAGGAGGGCTGGATAACAATGTAGCTTCGGGAGAAATTCAATCAGTAAAGACTTTAATTACAAAGTTTAACTCTAGTGTTCCTAGTAGTCAAGTTTCAGAAATAAGAAGCACGCTCTCAGTTACAAATAGACTTCCAGCTTCCGGTGGCGAAAACGAACCTTCACTTGATGAGTTAAGAACAACAGCAATATTTGCAAAAACCTCGCAAGGAAGAGTAGTAACTAGAGAAGACTTGATTGCTAGAGTCTATAGTATGCCTTCTAACTTCGGAAGAGTATTTAGAGTTTCTGTTAGAGATAATCCGTCAAACCCATTGTCAGCACAGCTTCATATAATCTCTAGGGATAGCTTAGGGAAATTAATTTTATCTCCTGACGTACTTAAAGAAAACCTAGGTCTATATTTAAGTCAGTATAGGCTAATATCAGACGCAGTAGATATCTTGGATGCACAAATTATCAATATTGCATTCAAGTATGCTGTAAATATAGATGTGATGTCAAATCCAGAAGTAGTAATTCAGTCAATAAATAGTAGCCTTAAGAAATATTTAAAGATTGAAAATTTTCAAATAGACCAACCTATTATGATTGGTGATATAGAAAATATAATTTTAAATACACGAGGTGTATTATCGATATCAAGTGTTAGATTTTTAAATAGAATAGGAACTTTTGAAAACAGACAATACTCGTTTGAATCTTACAGTCCGACAAGAAACCTAGACAGAGGCATGCTTTTCCCACCTAGAGGCGGAATATTTGAGTTTAGATATCCCAATGACGACATAATTGGAAGGATTAATTAATGCAAAGAGTTTTATCAGCTAGTAAAGATGGCTACATAACAAATAAAATAATTAACAATAGATTTAGAGCAACCGATGCTAATGTCGGTCAAGCTGGAACTCTTGACTTGTTTAAGTTGTATAATGAGTCTACATTAAGTGGTGAAGACAAGCCTATAGAAAGCTCTAGGCTTCTTTTAAAGTTTGATTTAGGTGCTATAAAAAAGATGCACAACGACGGCTCTATCAATGTAGGCGGATCGAGCTTTAAAGCTAAGTTAGTTTTACATGATGTATACGGCGGTCAAACAACACCTTCAAATTTTAATGCAATTGTTTTTCCACTAGCACAAGACTTTGACGAAGGCTCCGGATTTGATATATCAGAGTACAAAGACTTAGGTGCGACTAACTGGATAACAGCATCATATAAGAATGGCAGCGTCTTAAAATGGAACACAACCGGTGCAAACAAATCAGGAAGTTTAGGAGAGTCAAATATTGATGTAATAACAAGCGGAACTATTGCCGGCCAATCGTCTGCAATATCTTTATGCTCCGAGCAGTTTTTTATTACAGGAGAAGAAGATTTAAACGTTGATATGACCGGTTTTATATCTGCGTCTGTAAAGAATTTAATTACAAATCATGGTTTTCTTGTTGCACTTTCTGGATCATATGAAAAAGATGATCGCTCTTATTTTGTTAAAAGATTTGCATCAAGAAATACAGCAAATTCTGCATTAAGACCAAAGCTAGTTATCCAATATGATGATAGTATTACTGACAATCATGGAAATTTTGTTTTTGATTATTCAGGATCACTATACTTAAATAATTTTTCCAGATCAGCAAAAAGCAATATTAAAAATGCAGACAATACAGATATTCCTCCCACAGGTGCAATGATACTTAAGATTAGATCCGGATCTTTTTCTAAAGATTTTAGTGTATCGCAGGCTTTGAGCGGTGAAAATAGAATAACAGGGTTATACTCTGCTTCTTTTGCGTTATCAAGTTATGACACAGGATTGACAGAAGCATTAAAGTCAAAAAATGAATTAGATTTTAATGCAATTTGGTCTTCAGCAAATGGGTCGGTTACGTATTTGTCTTCTTCGTTAACAGTAAAAAAGAATTTAAGAACTAGTCTTAAGTTTAAAGAAAGAAGACTTTTAGCAACTACCTTAAACTTGAATGACAGATACAAAGAAACAGATATCGTAAGATTGAGGCTTTTTATTGAAAATGCAAATAGAGAGGTTGTTTTTACTAAAGGGCCTATTGATAAACCAAGCGAAATATTTGAAAACGTATACTATTCCGTCAAAGATGCCCTAAACGGAAAAGTATTGATACCTTTTGACACAGAAAATAATTCAACAAAACTTTCAACAGACTCTGATGGTATGTATTATGACTTTTACATGTCAAGCCTGCCAAGAGGTAGAACCTATGTTTTTGAATTCCTAGTCAAGCAAGGAAGCATCAATACTTATATCACAGATGCAGCTTCTAAATTTATCGTCGAGTAGGTATTAATCTATGTCAAAAAGAAAAACATTGTCCGGACAAAGGCAACCAAGTAAGTTATTTAAACCAAAGATGCGAAAAAGAAAAATGCAGTCTTCGCAATATTTAAATAAGTCTGTAGATAAAAATATAACTTTTGAGAATTTTAAAAATACAAATATTGAAAGTACTTCATCGTATCGGTATAATGATAAGCAAGGTGTAGTATCAACACAAGAAATTAATACAGATTATAGCAGTTTTATTAATCATACTTTTTTTCATTCTGCGGTTGCGAAAGTTAACGAATCTTTTGACTTAATATTAAATAAATTTCCGTATGAAGGTACTAATAAAGAAATAGAAGCGTTTGAAGATTCATTAACGGGTTATGAAAAATATGTTTACGACATATATCCTAAAAATGCAGGTTATCTAATATTTTCAGGAACACAAAAAGGAGAAAGTCAACTTAACGGAACTTATATTGATGTACAAGATTACTCAGGTATGGAATACGCATCAATATCAAAAAATAATAAAGCCCAGTCTAAAATTAGCCCTGGTAATTCGCCACTAAATATACAACTTTTTATAAATTTTCCAAAACAAGTCAATGATAATCAAGCTGTTATTCAAAAATATCAATCACTAGCCTACAACTTTGGTATTTATTTAAGCTCATCAAGCAATACTGACAATTGCCAGATTGATTTTTTAATAAATTCCGGATCTAGATCTTTAAAGTCTTCAGCGATCTTACCAAAAGGTGAGTTTGTTCATGTGACAGCCGAGTATAATAATTGCAATGAATATAATTCTTTAATGTTATTATCTGACAGTATAGCAGATCATATCTTTACAACTTCAAGTAATAAGGTATATATTGAAAACATATCACCTTCCGGAAGTTTAAAGATAGGTAGGGGTTCAAGCGTAAGAGATAGTAAAGTAATATTTAGTACACAGGAAACATTGACCGGTTCAATAGATGAGCTAAGGATATTTCACAAATCAATACCTAAAAGCGAAATTAAAAAAAATGCCTATCGATCAGTCTCGGGTGATGATAATCTTTCACTATATTATAAGTTTAATGAGCCGTTTGGTAGTCATGCAGGAAATTCAATCGTTTTGGATTCTTCAGGTAATAGTCTAAATTCTACAATTAAAAACTATCTTGCTAACTATACTAGAAATACAGGAAGTCATGCGCAGAACCCAGTAAAGATGGAAAAATTAAAAAACTCACCTATCTTATTTCCTACACACACAGAAGTTACATCTTTAAACACCACCTTGTTAATAGACGCAAAAGAATACGATGATGTAAATCCAAACTTAATTACTAAACTAGTTCCACCTCATTATCTAGCGTTAGGCAACGAGCAAGATAATCTTCAAAAAGCCTTAGGCGGCATAGAAGAATCATTTAGTAAAAGGTCGTCAATACAATCAAATCAAAATACTAAAACTTCTGTACAACTTTTGGTAAAGCTACTCTTGACATGGGCAAAAATATTTGACGAAATTAAGATTTATATTGATCATTTTTCAAAAATTAATTTTGTTGAGTATGATGAGTATGAAACAGTTTCAAATAAATTTCTA